GGTCCCGACGCCGAACGTGGTTGTTGGGTTCGCTAGTGTGCGCTGAATGACAGAGTTGCCGAACCTGAGCGCCCAATAACGGATGATGCCCATAATGCCTCCTACTTGTGAGATATCCAGCCCTGCACAACGGCCGTAATCGCCAAAATGGCTCCACCGAGCCAGATGAGTGCCCCCAGGACGGCCTTAAAGGCGCGGATGTCCCGATCGTGCGCCTCCACTTTCTCGGCCAGATGCTTCAGCTTTTCGTCAAGCAACCTGGAGAGCGTGAGCATATCGTCGGCGGTCATCGTGCCACTCCTTCCGCTACCGGTATGGCCTCGTGGTCCTGATCTAAATTGTAAAAGACCAGCCGACCGACCTGCCCCACCTTCTTGTCCTCCGTGGCCCATTTCGGCGGCGCGATGCTGAGGTCGTAATAGCTGTCGGCTCCAGGGGTCGCCGGACTGACGAGCCGACCGGAGATCACGCCATCGGCAATCTCCAGGCACTCCTCAAACACATCGTCCGTCGCCACCGGCCACGTCGTCAGTTGCCGGTCTTTCGGGTCGGTGATCGACGAATACTGCCACTTCTTTGTCAGGCATGAGATATAGTCGTTGCCCCACCATTTCGGGTTGTGGACCCGGTTCCGCACCGAGCACCCGACCGCCACCTTGGCCTCGCGGGATTCCCCGCGTGCCTCCCGCCAGATGGTGATTGCGAGCAGGACCATTTCGTACATGCTCCACAGGGTCATGGCAGCACCATTAGCCTCTTTCACCTACGGTTGCATGCGATCCGGTAGCGCATGAACGCGATCCCTCATCTCCTTGGCCGTCGGCATCGCCGGTGGTCGCTTGAGGCGTGACCGGTGTTCCGCATTCGGTTCTTCGTCCTGATCGTAGATCGTGATGGTGCCCGCGCCCCCAGACTGGGCTGACCTTATACAATTCAAAACATCCACGGGCAATCGTTGGAATATCATCGAGCGTCGCCGCACGAATCTGGACCATCCGTTCTCCCTTATGGGCTGTTGGCTAGGCATTCGGCCCCGCTTCACGGGGTCAGTTAGTTATCGCGTCCACGCCGATCAATCCACCCTTGCGTCACGATATATGTTTGCGTATTCGCATCAGAGGCACTCAAGCGGGCGCGAATTTGACCGGAGGCATTGACCACGACGTAATCCACGCCCACCCCAAAGGTTCCCGCGCCTGCGGTGGGCTGTGCCAACGAGAAATGCGTGGGACTCGCCGCCACATCGGTCCGCGCCAAATCTGAAAAATAAAAGTAGGGAGCAGCCGTCACATGCCCACCAACATACCCCCCAACTTTCGCAGTCACCCCAGCGATACGCGGAGCCGTCAGGGTAATGGACGAGGCGCTCGTACCCGGATTGACAGCCGCACTATCCTGCACATAGGCATCCCACATGAAGAGATCGCCATTCTGGATAAACTTCACCCATTGGGCTGATCCATTCGTAAGGCCTGCCCCGATGTATCGTCTGTAATCATAGCTAGCGGGCATGGTGGGAGACCCGGCCGGCCCGGAAATCGAGCACAGCACATCCACCACTCCGGTATCAGACCGCATAATCAGCCAGAAGTAATACCACGTATTATTGGCGATTGCGCCGGTATCCAGGCCGCCCTGATTGGTCCCGACCGCCCAGGCCGACGTGGTTTTATTGATGGCGGACGCGAGCGTGATGGCTCTCGCGTTCGTAGAGTCAACGGCATAGCCGGCAGCAATCGTCATTGTGGCGGAACTGCCCGCAGTCGAGAGGGTGAGGCCGGTCAGGTAACTCCGTATGGCCAGATAGCTCCCTGTGATCACCGTGCCATTCCACGTGCCGGTCGTAATGGTGCCTACGCTATTGCCCGTGCCAGACAGGGTGACGTTGCCGGTCACGTTGAGCGTGCCGCCAATGACGCCGTTTCGGCTAAAGTAAAAGTCTCGCGGCCTCGTGGCTCCCGATGCGCCGACATCGTAGGTTGCATCGGTAAAGAGGAGGTGGCCGGTAATCGTCGGGGACCAGGTTAATGTGCCCGTGACTGTGGCACCATTGATCGTGGGGCTAGTCAGGGTCTTATTGGTAAGGGTCTCCGTGCCGGCCAGGGTCGCCAAGGTGCCCGTCGTGGGGAGGGTGACGTTCGTGGCCCCGGTCGTCGTCAGGGTTAGGGCCGAGGTCCCGGAGGTGGCAAAGTTACCCGCGAGGGTCAGGGTCCCCGTGGTGACGGTCAGCGCCGTGGCACCGCTGTTGACCACCACGGCCTTACTGCCATTGCTCGTCAATGTGGGAAGTTTGTCGAAGCCGGCAGAAATCAGATCGAGTTCTGCCCGCATCGAGGCGGAGGTCGCAGCAGAGCCGGGGGATGGAAATGAGCCGTGCGTATAGAAGTCATTGGATGCCCAGGCCGGCATCGTAGAGCCGACCAACAGAACCATTCCGAGGATTGATTTCTTGAGCGCGCTCAGCATACTTACCTCAGTTGTGCAGCCGGAATCCACCGCGTCATCATGGATGTAACTGTGAACGGATAGATGTAATCCGTGGAGCTAGAAAGACGGACCTGCATGTTGACCGCGCAACCCTCCAACTCTATCTCCGACGGAATCAACGTCTGGCCATCCCAGATAAACGCATCCCAGGCAACACCGCTGCCATCCCAATAGACCTGATTGTCTAAGTTGGACTCGTAACTGGCAGACGCGGGCTGGGGCTGCTCCGTGGAGTCTCCGTAGGCCAGCGAGTAGGCGAAGGTGAACGCGGCATAGAAGTTCCCCTGAATCTCCAGGGCCGCCTTCAAAAGCTCCTTCAGTAGCCGCGGCTGCTTCGCGGAGTTCCAGTTAAGCGTGAAGTACGCCTCGATGTTATCGCCATCGAAGGACGATCCCTTGTCTAGCTCATAGACGTACCCGCCGGAGGCTGAACCGAGGAGCATCACTTCGTCCCCGTTCGCCAGTTGTCCGGTGTGTGCGCAGTAGACCGCCGTTGGAAAGGCCACCTGCGTTGAGCCTAAGAGCTTCCCGTTCACCAGTGTCATGTAGAGTCCCGTGCCGTCCGAGAAGAAGAGGCGGTACTGGCTCTTCTGTCGGCAGACGGTGGAATAGGCGACCCGCGACCGTTTATCGTAGATAAAGTTGCGGATGCCCCACGTGAGGGTGGCTTGCTCGAAATTCCCGTATTCCTGGACGGCATGAAGATCAATGACCCCGTTAGCACCCATCGCGTAGGTGCGACCGAGGTTCTGTACGCTGTAATGCTGCGCCCCGACGCCCTCACTGAACGCCACCAGGTTCCACGTGGCCAGCGACTTGCCGTAGAGCATGTGGGTGTTCTCAAGGGCGGTGATCTCCAGGGCCGCCGTGTCTTGATTGCCCGGCTGGCGTTTTAGGCCGGTCACGGTATCGCCGACCTGTAATTCACTGGCGCCCCCGGCAGTGCTCCAGTTGTAGGGTAGGCCCGGTCCCGAATGAATGACGGAGGTCTGGAAGGCGAAAAAGAGGAAGTTCTTGTGCTCGCAGAGGTGCTTCGGGGTATCGGTGGAGGTCCCGGTGGTGATCGGCACCGCCACCGTCCCGTCAAATTCAAAGCCGCGATTGACCCCATCCACCCAATACAGCTTCCGGCTGCCCAGCGTCCCGGCGAAGTTGGCCCGTTCGAACTCAAACTTTCCCCCGACTGTGAGCGTGATCGCGGTCTGAACCCCGGAGATGGTGACGGTGGCACCGGAACCGACGGAGGTTGCTGCACCTGCGGAAAAGTTCCCACCGGCTGGGGCGTTGATAATAAACCGCCCAGCCGCCGTGCCTGACCAGGCTCCAGATTGCAGGACCACCCGCCTGACGGTGGAAGTGACGCCTCCCTGGGTGAGAACATCGCCATCTACAGCCGTGGCCGTGCCGCCAGCGGTAAAGCTGACCTCATAGAAGAAGCTTACTGCCGTCCATCCAGACGTGGAGGATTCGTACATGACTGTCGCCGTGCCGCCCGCGTTGTCGCGGAACGCATAGAAGTGATCGACGCCGGAAAAGACGCAATGGGCGACGCCGCGAATCGGACCAGAGCCGGGGACAGACCCGATCAAGGCCCGGTACTCATCCGCCGCGAGATTGAGATATTGAGCGTTTTGCTGAGCAGTCAAGCTCACGGTTTGAGCTGTGGCCGTGCCGATGGTCGTGGCACCCACCTTGACCACCTCAGAGGTCGTAAAGGTGCCGGTGATCCGCGTCAGCGCAACATAGAGACTGGACGTGGACACGGCGATAATGATGCCCGTGGCCCCAGAGGTCTGCCCCGTCAAGGTCTGGCCGGTGGACGGGGTGTTCGTAAACGCGGTGACTTGGACGAGGGAGTACGTCGCGTTCGATGGCTTGGCTCGGCCATCGTACCGTTCATACCCGCCGATCCGGGCATACCCGCCCGTGGGAGACACCTCGAAGTTCTGGACATCGCGCAAGATACCGGGCGGCAGGGAGAGAATGGGTGTGACTTGATCCCATCCCCCCTTCATCGGAACATAGTCGTACTGTGGCGACACGGCCTCGAGCGCCTGGAGCATGATGCGGTCATTGGCGGTCAGGACATCCATTACCCCACCCTCACCCACGGATGCCGCCCGTCAGTCACCCAGAGCGCGGCCGGCCCGCCATCCGCTTCATCGCGCAACGCATAGACATTGCCGGATGGTGCGCCCACAACCTCACGAATCGGTCCAGACCCAGGCACAGGGCCTCCGCCGAGCATCTTCCAGCTACAGACCATGATAAACTCGTCGTCCATCAGCAGAGACTCCCCGCCACTGTTACATCCGGCAGGCATTGTTGTTCCATCTGCGGCAACATCTGGTTATAGTGCGTGGCCCCTTCTTGGTAGATCGCCGGACTCCGTTCACTCGCCCCGTATTTCTTCATCGCAGCATAGACGATGAGCATGAAATACTCGGTTGGGCAGGCCGGGATATCCGCATCAGCCGCTAGTTGCACAGCTTTCCGGTAGTAGTCTCCGGTCACGGTATAGCCGGAGGCAGGCGTCGGCCCTAGTCCCACCGAATAGGACGGGTCAATCGTGACCTCGTAGGGCCGCGTACGCAAAGATCGGTTGGCGTTGAATAGCCAGATATTCCGAAACTCCTCCCAATCCCGATAGCCCATGAACTGTTCATCGCTCGTACCGGTGGCCGTGAGATAGCATCGGAAGTTATCCCGGACCCATTCACGGAACGCACTCGCCGCCACGCCCACGGTGCCAGCGCCGGTTCCGATCGTATAGAGGGCGGTCCCGTTCACGGTCGTCCAAGAGGCGGACAGTCTGAGAAATTTCCAGTACCGATGGAGATTCTGAATTTCCACCCATGCCGATGACGCCCACATGACCAACCGCTGATTCAGCCCGGTCTGGCTGGTCACTGCCGATGGCCCGGTGCCCGGCACCCGGCACTCACGCGCCGTCCGCTGGACGATATCCAGAAAGTGCGCTGGAGCGACGACAGACATGCGTTACGCCCGCCCGCGAGACAACTGCATGAACCACTCCTGATCTTCGCGTGACGCCCCGATCAATGAGATCTGTAAGCTGGGAACAAACTGCCGGTTCAGCCGGTTCCGCTTTTCCTCGGTCACGTCATGGACCACTTTGAGCTTCTTGGCCCGTAGCATGTTCTCGATGAACTTCCGCTGAACGGTGATCTCCACCCCACGCGGCAAATAGCCGTGCGACTCGATCAGGCTCCCGTCCCTGAGACGCATGAAGGGTTCCTTGCCCTGACAGGCCACGTAGTCCGTGTACTGCGGCAGGTTCTCGTCGCTCTCGCTCTCGCCGATAAGGATGGTCAGCCAGTCGTTATTGGATCTTAACCGCTCGTTGTATTGACGCTTGAGCATCCGTTGTTCCTCCGGCGTGACCACAATCACGTCGGGGTCGAGGTCCAACGGTTCATCGAGGTCTGTCACTACATCCGTCGGCTGGGAAATCTTGACCTCCGCGTTATGGACTTCCTTGCGCGGCTTTTTGGCCAGCGCGACAGTTCCCACCATAAAGGCCAAGCCCATAGCTGCAGCCGGATTCAGGGCCAGATCGAGGAATCCGGTGTCGGCCGCCAAGGCCGGGAGCGGCATCAGCGCCAGGGCGATCACGGTCAATACGCAACTCACGAAACTCATGCGCGTCATGGTTCCTCCGGGTGAAGTGGCGGGGTCCTTGCGAACCCCGCCGGTTGTCCTCCCTCTTAACCGTCCGATTACGAGGTCTGCGGACGATCAGGAATGTCGTTGATGTCCACGAACGTCGCGGTCATCCCCGTGGCCGTCCAGTTGCTCGTCCCCGGTGTCCATGCCGATCCGGTGGACCCGTTCTTACAGACCACGTAGGCGAACGGTGCCATCGTGTCCTTGATGGGCGGGAACTGCGGCGCGTAGGGGTAGTTGTTGCTTGAGTCCAAGTCCACCGACGCCCCTTGCGCGGCCACGAGATCGCCGGCCGCATTGCGGCCCAGGACGAGCACGCACGCCTTCGAGGCCGCGATCGAGGAGAAGGCCGATCCGGTCGCGTGATCGGTCGAGGGAAACGCCTGATTGGTGAGGGCCGACCCCCGGTAGGCTTTCCCTTTGATGGTGTACGGAACAACGCGGGCCGTGGTGACGGTGGTTGTAGTTCCCGCCGACGCCCCAGCCGCTTCATTGGACCGTGTGAGTGGTGCGCTGGAATACTGATCCATGTTCGTATCCTTTCCTCGTGTGAGGGGATAGGGCCGGTCCTAGCCGACCCCATCCCTGCATCCGTTAGCTCGTCAGGGCAACGGAGGCGACATACGCCACCGCCATCCAGCCGTTGTTTTCCCGCATAACCCCCTTCCACCACATGGCTCCGACGTACCCGCGCTGCCCGAACTGATCGGACTTGCTCGGCACGCCGGTCGGCAGGAAGGTCGGCTTGATCGAGTCCATGCCCCGCACCGCGACATGGCTCCAGGCGTCTTCGGCCATGACGATGACCGGGTAGACGTCAATGCTCGTCCCGCTGGTCGAGACGTACCCGCTGCCACCCACGGAGGCCCCTGCGTCCTGCTGCTCGACCAATTCCGGGCTCAGGATGAACCGGAACCGCTGGCACTTCCCGACCTCGAACGGCAACGGCGTACCCGACGCATATTCCACTGTCGGGGTGAACCCCGTCAGCCGGCGGATGTCCGGCTCCAGGTTCGTGTGGCCGAACACGAAATACCCCGCTTCAACCGGGTCCGTCCCGTAGTCGCCGGAAGCCTTGAGAATCTTCGTGACTTCCATCGCGTGGTTGGCCTGGAGGTTCCGCACGATGCGCTGGATCAGGTTGAGCGTCAGCCCCCCATTCACCGTCGCAATGCTCGTGCCGGTCCCGCCGTAGAAGGTGTTTGTGCAGGCCTTCAATTCCCCGTAGATGACCAGCTCGTTGACGAGCGTGACCCGCTCGCCGGTCTGCTTCGTCATCTCCTTGGGATAGTCGTCCTCGTAGAAATCCGAGGCCACATCCGTGTAGCCGAACAGGCAGGCGTATTGCTGCATCACCACCGTCACATCGACCGGAGTGAGACCTTCCGGGGTGGGCGTCACCCCTTCGGCCACCTGATGCGCTTGAACGACGGTGGCCGACCGATCGCCCGTCCCGTCAATCTGCTGGGAGAACCGGTTCTGCGTGCTGGCGCTGGTCGTGGTGGCCCCGTAAGGCAGGAACCGCCGCGCCACGTAGGTTTTGCTGTTGTTCTTCGGGAACTTCTCCGTCCGTCCGTGCTTGGACAGCACTTCCCGGGGTTCCGCGTGCTTGAGGATGCGGCCCTTAAACTTCCCGATCCGAGCCGCATTCCCGTCAAAAAGTTGCATTGCCATCGTAAGGCTCCTTTGTCAGTGAAGGGTCAGGCGTCTCTGTACCCCTCTTTGAATCCGTCTTGTTCCGTTGCTGCTGTCGGCATGCCGCCACCCGCACCACTCTTCGGTTGCACCGCCGCTTCCTTCCTGGCCCGGCGATCGGGCTCAGGCTTGACCTCCGGCGGAGCTTCCGGGGCTGGGGCAGCCACGGCTTTCTCGAATTTGGTGATCGCTGCGTTCAAAATCAGCGGTGATTCGGTGCCCTCGATCTTCTGCCGGTAGGCCTCCGGTTGCATCGCCAACCATTGCCGAAAGGGCGTCTTTGGCGGAGGCTCGCCATTGGGACCACTGAGGCCGATAATCTGGCCCCAGTCCTCACGAAGCGCCGTCATTTCATCGACGGCTTCCGGTCTGACTGAAACAGGCTCAGGGGATACCGGCCTCTCGGCTGGCTTGGGTTCCGGGGCGGCTGCCGTCCCGGCGACCTTCGCTTGCACGAGTTTCTTATTCAGTCCTTCCAGAAGGCTGTCCGCCAACTCTGGCCCGAAATCCTTGACCAGCGTGGGGAAATCGTCCCGCGTCAGAGCTACCGTTTGTCCACGCGGCGTCTCCGCCTGGACCTTCTTAATGAAGTCCTGCATACTGCCTATCCGGCCAAAGGTCTCATCGAACTTTTGCTTCATGGCGACCTTGAGCCCGTCTACTTCGCTCGCGGCCGACATGAGCTTGTCGAGTTGATCCTTTGTGATCGTCACCGGTTCTGCGTGTTCCCGTCGCACCTCTTCCGGCTTCTGAGGTGTCGGCTGGCCAGGCGTAGATGCAGGTTCCGTCTTCACTGGTTCCGTGGCCTGCGCCGGCATGGGTGGGGGTGCGGGTGTGGATACCCCCGCTTGAGCCGGCGGTGTCGTCGGCTTCGTGAGTGCATCATCGGCATACGCCTCATTGAGAGCGGCGGCCTCTACCTTCGCATCGTCCCCTGACGGCACCACGGTCTGGTCTAACACCGCTACTGCATCCGACATGGGCTCCTCCTTATCGCTGGCCGTGTGGTCAGCGTGTGTGTCTAGCCGTCCTCTCCGGGCGGCGGTTCTACGATCGGCGCGTCCCGGTCAAAGGCCAGGGCACGCTTCACCTCTGCAATCCGACCGAGCAGTTCATTCCGCTCAGCCTCAGACATCTGATCGTCATTTTTGGTGCGGAGTTCCGCGAGTCGCGTCTCGTAATGCTCCCGTAGCCGCCTCCAGAGTGCGTCGCAGCGTTCCTCTCTAGTGAGGAGGAAGGTCGTCATGGTGTTTCGTACCCCTCTTGCAATCCATCCTCCTCCGTCTTGGGGAGCGACCGCTGTTCGCCGGGTCCAGCGAATGGACTTTTCCCAGCTTTGATCCGCTCCTGAGCAAACCTGATCGCTTTTTCGTAGATGGAATCAGTCGGCTTTGCACCGCTGAGCAATAGGTCAATCTCGTCTCGTGTGAGCGTCGGGACGAGCAGCGGGAAAAACATCTTCTTGCCGCCAATGTCTACGTCGGCGCTCAGTTCCGTGGACACCTCATGTTTGCCATCTTTTGATGGCAGGAGACCAAAGTACCCCAATCCCTTAGGCGTTCCGTCTTCACGCAAACCATACGGCGCAGGTGATTGAGTGGCAGATTGTGCTACGGCCTTGCCTGTCATGATTTCATCGCTGATACGCCTGCCCGTTCGGTGCGCGTCCGGGCGGCTCCATCGGTGGAGTCGCCACCTGCGGCGCAGCCGTTGGGGTCCGCATCCCCGCTAAGTCCTTTTGGGTCCTGAGCTTCATTACCGTCTGGGCCAATTCCGCCTTAACTTTATCTTGGGCAATGCCGCGCTTATTGCTGTAGTCGAGGACGGCGAGGTTGAACCGCTCCTCCAGCTCCTTCATGCGGGCCGTATGCTCATTCCGTGTCCGTTCAGTTTCCGCCTGGACATAGGCGGTGTCCCGGTCGGTGTCGATCCGGGCCAAGGCTTCGTCGAGTTGCAGCCGGCGCTCCTCCATCTGTGCATCCAGCCGAGCGATCTGCATGTCAAAATCACGATCTAACTGCCGATTCTTTGCGTCGGCTTCGGCTTTAATGAGGGCGGCTTGGACCTGCGGCGGTGGCGGCGGTGGCGTCTCCTCCAGCTTCTTCTGCTGCTCCTCGCTGAGTTGGAAATCCTTGGGATTCAAATGCTTCGACTTGAGCCACTGTTCCATCCATCGCTTGGGATCGACTCCGAACAGTGGTGCCGACCTCGAGACCAGTTCGCTCATGCCCTGGATTGTCTGGTCCTGAATGACCCGCTCGACCAGGGCCGCGGACCCGTGGGCGTTGATCTGGAAGTCGCCCTTCTCGTCGTCCGGTACATCCGGGTCCAGCATCAGCCATTCGTACAAGCTACGGATCAACGGCTCCGTCCCGAAATCGTCATAGCGATTGGCGATCGACCGGAGAAGCTGGTTGGCGTTGTTATTCTGAATCTGCGTGGACCCGAAGGTATTGGGCGTCGTCGGGCCGGATTGCCCCTGCGTAACGAGCGGAATACTCGTCGATTCTTCCGCCAGCCGGAAGGCAAACTCGATAATCTTGAGCATCTGGGCGGTGTCATTAGGCACGGTAAACGCGCC